AGATTGGCTGACAGCGATAGTGTTTGGGATTTTGTATGGGACGATGATGTTCCTTTTCATAAGATAGAACGTTTTTACAGGATAAAACGATATGCAGAAAGTTTACGAAAGCATCAGCAAAGTGATGAGCGCGATCTCCAAAGCAGGGATTGCCAAACAGAGAACTAACGAAGCTCAGAGATACCAATTCCGCGGTATTGACGATGTTTACAATGCAATGGCTCCCATTCTTGCGGAGCATAAACTGTGCATCCTCCCTCGAGTTACAGACCGTCAGGTTGTCGAGCGTGTCAATAAATCTGGGACTGCTTTGTTCTACGTCACGGTCTCAATGGACTTCGCTCTTGTATCCGGCGAAGATGGCTCTAGCCACGTTATATCGACCATTGGCGAGGCTATGGACTCCGGTGATAAGGCAACCAATAAAGCAATGTCAGCGGCTTACAAGTACGCTCTGATGCAGGCCTTTTGCATCCCCACAGAGGGTGACAACGACAGTGAGAATCAGACTCACGAAGTAATGTCTGAATCCAACTTTGACAAGGATCTTGAGAAGATCGCCAGCGCTAACAAAGACAATCTTAGGAAAGTTTATGAGGAGGTTTTTGTTAAGCACAAGAAATCGCCTGACCTTGTAAAGCAAATCGAAGCGGCTAAAGACAAACGTAAGAAGGAGCTAGGCCTGTGAGACCTGTTTACGAAACTGAACTCGATCGAAAGCGAGAGTTAGCCGTCGCGCAAGCCTTTGCTGATCGCTTTAACTACGACATTTACCGACTTCCCAAATTCTACGAAATGGACTTTGCCGCCTATCAGAACGGCCAGCTCGTTAGATGGGTGGAGGTGAAAACAAGGAACTGCAAGTCAACTGATTACAACACTTACATGCTGGATTTCGCTAAGTTTCGATCAGGTATTGAAATCCAAAACGCTTCCCAACGACTCGCACTCTTAGTCGTGCAGTGGACTGACACAATGAAGTATTGGACGTTTCGGGTTGGTTATCCAATCCTGCCCGGAGGTCGAACAGATAGAGGAGATCCCGATGATGTTGTTCCTTGTGTTCATATTCCTATTCATCAGTTTGTAGACGTATGAAAGACCCGCACAAAGCCGTCGACTACATCCTTAAACACGCTCGGCAGTTCGCCGATGCTAAAGCCCAACGGGTCTATTTAGAAGAGTTCAGGAAGTCTAAGAAAGCTATCCTGATGAAGGCTAGTCTTGAGTCAGCTTTAGGTGCTCAGGAAAGAGACGCTTATGCTCACCCAGAGTATCTGGAGCTTCTAAAAGCATTAGAGGCTGCTGTGCAGATCGAAGAGAAGTTACGGTGGGATCTAATCGCAGCGCAAGCAAGGATCGAGATCTGGAGGTCTGAGCAGGCTAATCTGAGAGCCGACATCAGGAACACGGCATGAACTGGAGATCTAAGAAACTACTTGAGGCTTGCAGAGAACTACCTTGTGGGCTCTGTGGTGTCGAAGATGGAACGGTGGTCGCGGCTCACTCTAATCAACAGAAAGACGGAAAAGGAACGGGTATCAAGGCACATGACTTTCGGGTCGCTGCGCTCTGTTACAGATGCCACATGCAGATAGATCAAGGAGGAGCTGGAAAAGAAGAGAAAAGGCAAGCGTGGGAATACGCACACAGAAAGACGATTGGTTGGTTATTTGAAAAAGGAATAGTGAATGTCATCAGTAAATAAAGTAATCCTCATTGGCAACGTAGGCAAAGATCCTGAGTGCCGTTACACGGAAGCGGGAACGGCTCTAGCGAATCTCACCCTTGCGACAACTAATCGCTGGAAGAACAAACAAGGCGAGCCGCAAGAAGAAACCGAGTGGCATCGTATTGTTGCCTACGGGAAGCTCGCCGAGATCATCGAGAAGTACGTCCAAAAAGGAAAGCCCCTGTACATAGAAGGTCGTTTACAGACCCGGAAGTGGACAGACAAACAAGGTGTCGACAAATACACCACTGAGATCATCGCTGAGAGCCTCCAGATGCTCGGTCAGAAAAGTCGAAAAGACGACGATGAGATCGCATTCTGATGGAGCAGGGAACCGAGGAGTGGAGGCTTGCACGGTTGGGGAAGGTGACAGCTTCCCGCGTCTCAGATGCAAGGGCTAAAAAGGGAACGGCTACACGAGCGAACTACATCGCAGACATCCTTGCTGAAAGACTGACAGGGACCGTAGCCGAGACATTTACGAACAGTTATATGGAATGGGGAACACTGAACGAACCGCTTGCAAGAGCCGCTTATCAAATAAAGACCGGACGATGGGTAGAACAGATAGCCATTGTGGATCACCCGGCAATCCCTTACTTTGCTGCAAGCCCTGATGGTCTGGTTGAGGATGGGCTTATAGAAATAAAGTGTCCTAAGACCTCGACGCATATCTCTTATCTGACCGCGGGAGAGGTGCCGACAACTTACAAGAATCAGATGATGGCACAGATGGCTTGTACGGGTCGCAGGTGGGTCGATTTCGTTTCCTTTGATCCTAGACTCCCGGAAAGACTACAGCTCTTTGTAGTGCGTTTTGAGCCGCCTGAGGATGATATTAAGAACCTAGAAACGGACGTTGTTAATTTTTTGACTGAAGTAGATAATCTAATGGAGAAGCTATGAACTGGAAGGAACTCATTGAAAGCCAACGATCCCCTAGAACCTTTAGACCCGTCGAGGAGATCTGGCGCGAACACGGCTGGAGACCTCCCTCCACAGAATGCCCAGACACCATTGAAAAGCACCGAGCCTTTAGAGCGTGGTCAATGGCTGGAGATCATCAAGTCGGTGAAGTCCAGTGATAGATCGGAAATTGCGCAGGCTTATGAGGCTGCTATGCCGTATGTCGTTGCGGATTGGGCTAACTGGCTTTTATCGAAGCCTCGTGCGGCTCGGTTACCGCTAATCGAAAAGATCGCAAAACACCACGGGGACGAAGTTGGGGAAATGGTGAAGCGGAAACTTACCGAGCTACACCTTTCACGCGCTCAAAACTCCTCATGCCAGCAATCCCCAACATCCCGCTCAAAATAACCCAAAGAGCCTCCGTGTCGAGCATAGGAGGAGGCTTTACTTCTTTGGGTACATAACCCTCAGCTTGTAACCAAACCCACGCCCAGACGAGAATGGGATAAAGAAGAAACTGGTAGGCCATCGCACCTGCACCAACCCAACCTATTGCAGGTCGCCATCCAGCCACAAAGAGATTCTGATTCGCTGCCTCGACCTTGTTAACTTCCATCTGGCCGAGGTCGACAGCTTGATCTATTCTTTTCGCCTCAAGCTCCAGCTCCATCCGTTCTTTGTCGGACGTGTGAAGATCGCCGATAACTTTCCCGACAGATTCAACGACAGAGGAAATACCGAGGATGTTCACAGCTTGAGTGCTCGATTGAGCCAGCCTAAAAGAAACTTAATTTGGCTTCGGTCTCTCATTACGATGTCCCGATACCTAGCGATCTTTGCAAGGGCATAGGAAGCCACAAAAAGCTCTTCGTTCATCTGGTTGAGGGCTTGTATGGTCTTAGCCCCGATAACGCCGTCTGGAGCCGTTTTAACGCATATCTGGGCAAGTTTGGAAGCTACAGAAACGCCAGCATTCACCGCGAAGTTAAAGATAGAGGAAGCGATGACAGGATTGAGTTGGTCGCCCTGCACGCGATCCCAAAACTCAGACTTGTAGAAGTCCCTGACCATCTGAGTTGGCGGGGTTTCGTCTCTGTCGATAAAGCCCCATCCCGGCCAGTGCGGGTTCTTGTTTCTCGCAATGCCCGCGTAGGTTAATCCGCCGGTGTCGCCCTCAATCTTATGCAGGACGTATCCACCTTCGTCCTCGATCATCTTATTGAAGGCTGCTTCAAAACTCATTTATCAACTTTGGCATCGAGCTTGTCAAAGATCCTGCTTAACATGATCTTGATCTCGGTAATGTCTTGCTGATAATCAGACTTTAATACATAAGTATGGGGTAGACCCTTCTCCAACTCACCTAGATCCTTTTGCAGATCTTTCTGGGCTTCCCACAGAACACGGAAGAACCATCCGGCAACGGCACATAAAACACCGAAGAGACCGTTAATTAGATTTTGACTGTCCATAATATTCAAGATTCCTGATAAGCCGTTCATCATCTGGAGACAGCCTGACCGCCTCCGCTCCGTGTCTTATCGCCTCGTCTTTCATACCTAAATTGTAAGCAGAAATAGCCGCTAAGTCATGAGGCTTAGATCCCCAGACTTCGGGATCGCATGTATAAACCAATTGTTTGTCTTTGATCTCTAAAGCCATTGTCGCTGCGTGATGGCATTCCTTCCACATTGATTTTCGGTAATACGACATCGCCGCATCTACCCACGGCTCTCTGGTTCCCGGAGCCTCAGCGATAGCCATACGAAACCACTTGAGAGCCTCCCAGTGATTTCCTTTCTCATCGTGAGCCTTCCCTAGGAGCCGCATCGCATAACACCGCTCGTTAGGCCAATCAGCTCGAGGGTTGTTTAGGTAAGTATGCAGAGCCTCTATAGCCTCATCCCAAAGGTTATAGAAGGTCAGTTCACGGGCAAAGTAGAAAGCATTTCTAGGACAGCTCGGATCTTCTTTAACAGCCATTCTAAGGAGATCAAGATACTGACCGCGTGACTTAGTAGGATCTGGATGATGAGAGACTAAGAGTTTGTCAGTATGTGCATAGACCTCTTGAATGCGAAGGTCAGGCCGTGGGTATTCATGAATAGCGTGATGGAACCTGTAGCCTTTTTTTGCGAAGATCTTTTCGTAGTAAAAACAAATGCCTTGACCCCAATCGAACTTGTACCTAAGTCTAGTAGTCTCTGGAGTCCAAACACGCTCGATCTCTTCCCGCCAGCCGGGTTCTAAGACTTCATCTAAATCTAGCGAAATGATGACATCTACATCAGCGGGGACTAGAGCTAAGGCAGCGTTTCTTGCTAGGTCAAATCGCCACGGGGTGATTGAGATGTCATAAACAGTGATGCCGCACTCTCTAGCAATATCAGCGGTTCCGTCTGTTGATCCGGTATCGGCAAGAATAATTAAGTCAGCATCTTTGGCCGACTCGTAAAAACGCTTTACAAACTGAGCTTCGTTTTTTGATATTGCGTTAACGCAAATCTTCATGTCGTGTCCTATCAGAATGGATTAAAGGTCGAAACCGTTACTCCGTTGTTTGTAAGTGTATTAGGAGAACTTGAGTTATCTACAATTGTTGCAGATTGACAAGTAAGCAGTCTTGTATTCGCGTCGTTTGTTAGCGGTGACGTAGGAACCGGAGCCGATGAAACGCCAACTCCAATTCTATAACGGAGATTGCTGATATAAGCATTTGCCGGAGTTGTTAAAACGTTCCGTCTTATGCCTATTGTTGTGTCGTATAAAGACGGATCAGAAAAATTATTGGTTACGGTTGCGGCAGTGGCAGCAGTTCCGTTTATAAAAAATTGAGAATTATTTGATGCCGTCGATCTACGAGAAAAGCAAACATAATTCCAAACGCCGCTACTAATTGCAACACTTGAAATATATGTCGATGATTCTTTTATAAGTCTAGGAACGCCCGTACTGTCAATGGCTATTTCAAATCCACCTGTAAGTCCAGAAATGTAACCGCAACTAAATATTGATTGATAGGTCGCAGAATTTGGATAAATGAAAAACTCAATAGTGAATGCAGAAGTTCCCGGCGCAAGATTAGAGCTTGCAGGCATAGATATGTAATCCGTTTGCGAACTTACAAACAAATTACTGTAATAAACCGGAAGCCCTCTAGGAGCGAATCCAGTTTTTGATGCAGCGCCAATCGAGGAGATAATCGGCATCAGGCAAACCTTGATTGGCTTGCAAGCACTGTGAATGTGGCATTCGCCGTTTTAATCACGGTGTATGTATAAACATCAATGCCGTTTGCATTGCCAGCAGAAGGAGCAGAACCGCCAAACCATTCGACTGTTGCCGCAGCGCCGTCGACGGTCACTGATGAATTATAGTAAGCGGGAGATCCTTGAGTCGACAAGAACGCAAGCGTGATGCTTTGTCCTGTAGCCATCAACGAGTTTAATGTCGTTGTTGAGTTTCCTCGGATGTTTACAGTAAAGTTTCCAGAAGCCGCAGTGGTGTAGTACAAGACCGACTGAGTGGCTAATTCAAAATTGATCGTACCGGATGAAGGAGTAGCAGAGATCGTAACCTTCTCTAGCGCCGCTGATAAGGTAGTCTGAACAACACCATTGACAACACCTAAGGCTAACGTGTTGACGTTATCGGCTGTGATTTTAGTAGTCATGCTTCCACCCAACTCGTCGTTGCTTCATCCCACTGATACATCTTTCCATCAGTCGGCATCGCTACAGGAGCCTCCCACTGTGCATCAGCGTTTAAGAGCCAGCTAGCAAAGGGCTTAGGTGGAACAAACGCGTCAATGTCTGCTCGGTAGGTATAACCAATGCCTGCGTAGTTTTTACGCATGTTGCCGTTGTAGCTTGTCTGCTTCCATACGCCACCGAGAATCTTCTCTAGGTGCGCTGCGCCGATGTGTTCTTTCTCAACGCCAAACGCATCTGCCGTGTCTTTATTGTCAACAACGACAACCTGCTGCACGACACCGTTTTCATCTATTTTTGCAAAGTGAGCCATTACGCCTCCAACTTCAATCCGGTTAAATCCATCTCTTCCCCGACAACACCCACGGGAAAGGTGTTAAACGATAATGAGATTCGTGTGTCTTCGCCTTTGACCTCTGGAACCATGTGCGTGAGTGACGAAGGAAACAAAATCAGCCTGCCTGCATACGCCTCGAACCACCAGCTCTCAGAGTTATACGGATTCCATTGGTCAGGCGGGAATTTGATCTGCTGCCAACCGTCTTTGTAGAAATAAATCCTGTCATCAGGGTTGGTCTGCACATAGAACACGCCGCTGATGTAGCTATTAGGATGTGCGTGTTTATGATGATACTGACCTTGCTCGCTGTAATTACACCAACTCTGAGTCACTCTTAAAGATACATTGTGCTTAGGATTGACTGTGGATTTAAAGTAATCAGCAACTGAATCTTCTATAAAAGAACGGAGGTTTGTCAGTACAGGGTCACGCAGCACAAAGTTATTTGTTGATGTCGTGTTGCCCATGTTCGGTCTTGTCTCTAACTCACGGATGAAGAACAACTCTTCATCAGACAAGGGTCTGCCTAACTCAGCAAAACCTACGGGTATGGGAAAGAGATTATGCAATTGCATCTTCAATTTCCTTTTGTTTAATACCCATTTCTTCTAACTGTTCAGGTAGCCAGATCGTAGGAATTGAATCTTCAAACTCTCTGATCTTGTCTATCACCCAATAGACTTCTTCAATGCTCGGACAGGGACGAGGATCATCCCAGCGTGTAAAGACGTTATTAGAGATTTCCCACTTTGCACCGGGACGAAGTAGGTGCATGGCTGTGTCTATGCCTAGGAATTTATAAACTTTTGTAGTCATGTTATTGATTGATTTTGATGATTACGATACCGGAGCCTCCGGCAGAACCACTTGCGTTATACCCTCCACCAGCACCGCCACCAGAAAAAGCAGTTCCGGGATTCCCAGAGCTAGGATTGGTGCTAGCCCCAGCACCACCACCGCCATTGCCACCGCTCCCGCCGGTTCCTAAAGCTCCGCCACCGCCACCGCCTGAAAAATAAACAGAACCTGAAACAACTTGCCCAACTCCTAATGATGTTGCTTGAGTAGAATTAATAATTGTTGTTACTGAACCAACTCCTCCTGCACCACCAGTTGTTCCATTTGGAGCGGAGCCACCGCTTGCTGAAGAACCACCTCCGCCACCACCGCCAAAATTAGGGGCAGAATTTCCAGATCCGCCATTGTAACCTTGTCTAGTTCCTGAAATAAATGACGATCCCGGATAAATTCCAGCTCCACCAGAACCAGCAGCTGTGCCAGGATTGCTAACACTTCCACCGCCGCCAGAGCTTCCGTTTTTACCATTATGATTTGGCGATGATGTATACCCACCACCACCACCACCGCCAAAAGCATTGATACCACTAAGAGAACCTGTGATGGTTGTACTAGAAACTGTTTGGCTTACGTTAACTGTGTAAGTGCCAGCCCCACCTGTTCCAGTGCCGTAAGCAGTAATAATCGTCCCTGATGCAACACCAGTCCCTGATAATGCCATCCCTGCGTAGAAAGTATTAGTAACCGTACCGCCTACAGTTAATGTCGTTCCAGAAATAGATGATGCTGTTCCTGATGCGTTAGATATTGATGGGTCGTTTGAAAACCCTGTTCCGGATATAGAAGAGTTCATGCCTGTAATACCACTAGAAGCTGCTCCTCCAGCAGCCCCTCCACCACCGACAATAATTGAATAATCAGAACCGGCTGTTACACTGACTCCTGAAGCTGTTCTAAAACCCCCCGCTCCACCTGCGCCTAATGAACCGCTACCACCCCCACCACCAACCACAAGGTAATCAACACTAGTCACACCAGTAGGACATTTCCACGTGGTAGTGCCTTTAAATACAAAGACTGTTTGGCTAGGTACGGTGTACTTGAGGATGACAATGCCGGAGCCGCCTGCACCGCCTGTTGCAGTACCGGCAGCGCCACCACCGCCACCTCCCGTGTTAGGTGCACCAGCAGTTCCGGCCCCTGAATTAGACGCATCACCGCCACCTCCTTTATCTGCTGTAGTTGACGTCCCGCCACCCAATCCAGCAGTGCCACCAAATACAGCAGACCCGCCACCACCGCCAGCGTAACTTACAGATGTCCCTGTAATGGATGAAAAAGAAGCCGTACCTCCTGCGCCGCCTGTGGTTGTTGTTCCATTACCACCAGCACCACCGCCGCCACCGCCACCGCCAGCACCATAATTAGGAGGTCCAGCTCCAACGCCACTACCTCCGTTATTTCCTTGAGAAGGACTTGTTGATGGTGTATTGCCAGTTCCTCCAGAAAAAATAGTAACTCCGTTTACACCAGCCCCTCCTCCCGAACCACCGTTTTTTCCGGCTAATCCACTTGGGGTGTCGCCACCTGCGCCGCCGCCGTTAGAGGTAACTGTACTAAAAACACTATTTTGACCATTTGTAGCAGCCGCCCCTCCTGCGCCTATGGTTATGGTGTAATCCGTGCCTGCTGTAACCGAAAACCCTGAAGCAACCCTAAACCCTCCGGCTCCTCCACCACCGCCGTTATAAGAACTTCCAACCGCGCTTCCACCTCCACCACCACCAGCGACAACCAAATACTCAACCTCTGTAACACCAGTAGGGCATGTCCACGTTGAGGTAGCCGTAAAGGTTTGGATGACGGTGTAGCTTTGAAAAGGCCAGATTCCTTGTCGCTGAGCAATAAACTGCTCCATAAGCGACCAGACACCTTTGGCTGAGGATGTAGTCGGTATGTTTGCTGGGCCTATGACCCCACCGTTACCTCGCGGCATTAGCTTATCTCCTCATAAGAGATAACAATCTGAAGATCACTTGCGCTGCCAGCCGTTGCTCCAATACTCCGATCTTCTTCAACGTAGATATAAGCATCCTTGTCGATCACTACTAAAGTCGCGTCAGCAGGAACCGCTACTGTTGAGCAGATTGCTGTAGCTGTTCCACCTAGTGCAGCAGCAGAGTAGTAATTAATCGTGATGTCAGCGTTTGCCGTTCCGTCTATGTTGGCAACGTAAAGACTGTTGATCTTTAGCACCTTGCCAGAGCTTGCAGCGTTACTAAGCACAGACGTTGCTGAGGTCGTTGTAAGGTTCACGGTTGCACTCTTGCCCGTGATCGTCGTCGGTGAAACTAAATTAGGTGCTGCCATTTTTTATCCCCAAATCATTGCAGTCATGATGCCACCAGAAGCACCGCCGCCGCCACCCGGAACGTTTACAGTCACAGCCGAGCCGACTGCTGTGGCTGTTACACCAGAGCCGGTGAAGTTGAAAGAAGTAGCGCTTGCGGTAATGGAAGTGCCTTCATCTAACACGGCTATAGAGGCTGCACCAGAAGCCCCGGTAGGGCCTGTTGCGCCGGTCGGCCCGGGCACTGTCGAGGCATCACCCGTGGGCCCCGTTGGGCCGTTCGCCCCTGCGGCCCCAGTCGGTCCGGTCGGGCCGGGGATCGTACTGGCAGCACCCTGAGCGCCGGTGGGCCCCGTTGGTCCGCTGCCCGAAGGGCCTGTCGCACCGGTCGGTCCTTGATAGCCGTCGAGCACTCGGATATTGATCGCAACACCAGAGGATGGAGCCGTAACGAAGATGACGTTAGCACCAGAAACCGTGTAATCGGTTGTCGGTGTCTGACTAATACCATTCAACAAAACAAGAATGGATGT